CCTATACAGATTTTTGTAGATAGACAGTCTCCTACACCTACAGCTAAGATATGGCCTCTACCTAGTCAAACTGGGTACACATTGGTCTATTGGCGGTTACGTAGAATGCAAGACGCAGGACAAGGCGGCGTAAATACGCTTGATATTCCTTTTAGATTCTTAGAAGCTATGACTGCTGGACTAGCTTATAACCTAGCTCTTAAAACCCCTGAAGCAGAAAGCAAGATTCCTATGCTTAAACAACTCTATGAAGAGGCTTTTGAACTGGCGGCTGATGAAGATCGTCAACGAGTGTCTTTTAGATTTGTGCCTAACATAGGTAGTGTAGGCGGCGGGGGCTGGTAAGTGGCTACTCCTTTTGCTGGTGAGAAACGGGCGTTTGGATTCTGTGATAGATGTGGGTTTAGATACGCCTTAAAAAGAATACGTACCTATGTTATTGTAGGTAAACGCATAAATATGCGGGTCTGTCCAGAGTGCATGGACAAAGTTGGTGGCGACCACCCACAAAACTGGGTAGGTATAATAGGGGCTCAAAAGGTAGCAAATGACCCACAGGCTCTACGCAACCCAAGACCAGATACGAATTTAAATGCCTCTAGAGGTCTATTTGCTTTTAACCCTGTGGCAACACAGACCATTAACACCACGTTGAATAGCGTGTTTATTACGATTAACTGAGGTATAATATGGCACAGTTTGAAGGTTCTTCTAAAGATGTTAAAGAAGACAAAAAATTAGCAAAAAAGAACAAGATGTCTATGTCTGATTGGGAAAAGAGCCCGAAAGATGCTAAGCACGACAAACAGAAATCTATGAAGGGTCTTAAGAAAGGCGGCATTACATCTATGGACGCTAAAAAGATGGGTCGTAACTTGGCCCGTGTAGCTAATCAAAAGAGCACTGGAAGAGGTAGATAATGGCTAAGCATATTGAAGGTTCTGCTGAATACAAAGGTGTTAAATCTATACCTGCGCCTGTATGCAACGGCTACCCTGTTAAGATAGACAATAAAAAGACTATTAAAGTACGTGGCACTGGTGCAGCTATTAAAGGCACTATGGCTTCTAGCAAAATGGGCTAATAATGAGTTTTACATACGCACAACTTAGTACGGCGATACAGCAGTATACTGAAGTCACAGAGGCTACTTTTGTAGCTAACATACCCAACTTTGTACAAAACGCAGAGACTTTGGTTAATAACTCTGTGCAGTTACCTGCATTTCGTACTAATGTTACGGGCGTAACAACAGCTAACTTTCCTTATGTAGCTCTCCCACCTGACTTCCTGTCAGTATTTGCTTTGTCTGTGTACACCACGACTGTAATAGACCTAATACCTCAGACCACCCAAAACTACTTATACCAGAAAGACGTTGAGTATATAAGAGAAGCCTACCCCTATCCGGGTGTTTCTGGGGTGCCACAATACTATGGTATTTTTGATAATGCTTCTTTTATATTAGGTCCTACTCCTGATGACGATTATTCGGTAGAGATGCATTATTATGCGTATCCGCAGTCTATAGTAGACGCAGGTACAAGCTGGCTAGGTACTAACTTCCCTAACGTGTTATTGTGGGGCTCTTTGGTCGAAGCTTACATATATATGAAGGGTGAACCAGATTTGATTCAAGCTTACCAACAGAAGTATCAAGAGGCTATGGCTCTTCTTAAACAATTAGGTGATGGCAAAGACCGCATTGATACGTATCGTGTAACCCAAGTAAGGGATAAGGTAGTTTAATATGAGTGGAATGAGTGAACAAGCAAAGGTTATGCTAAACAGCGTAGCTATCGTAATTACAAACCCTGAGCCAGAAGTGGTTGAGGAAGTTATTGAAGAGGAAGAATAGCAATGGCTATCACACAGGCGATTTCTAGCACTTTTAAAAGTGAACTATTAGGTGCAGAACACAACTTTAAAGCAGCTGGTGGCAACGTATTTAAAATAGCTCTATATACTTCAGCGGCTAGTTTAGATTCTTCTACTACTGCATACACAGCAACGGGTGAGGTTTCAAGCTCTGGCACAGGCTATACGACTGGGGGCAACACTTTAACTAACTTAGGTATAACACTATCAGGTGCCATTGCGTTTATTGACTTTTCTGATACTACTTGGACTACTGCTACTTTTACAGCTGCAGGGGCTCTAATATATAACACTTCAAGCAGCAATAAAGCGGTAGCGATATTTAACTTTGGTGGAGACTTTACAGCTACTAATGGGGACTTCTCAGTTATATTCCCAGCGGCTACAACCACAACTGCTGTTTTAATTTTAAATTAGTCTGTAGGTATATAAATGCCTTTACTAGCTGATCGAGTATTAGAATCATCCATAACTGCGGGGACGGGCACGCTTACCCTCGCAGGGGCGCTAACAGGATATAGGACATTTAATGCAGCTTTTAGTAACGGTGACATAGTCTATTACACTATAGATGATGGCTTAGGGGGCTATGAAGTAGGTTATGGTACCGTAGGTACTGGGACTCTGACCCGCTCTACTGTTCTTGAATCAAGCAATGCTAATGCCCTAGTTGTATTTACATCTGTATCTAAACGTGTATTTTGTACGGCTCCTGTCCCTACGCTCTTACCGGATCAAACTGGAAACAGCACTAAGATTCTTTCTACTGATGGTACTAATCCTTCTTGGATAGCTAATACTGTTGGTACAGTTACAGCGGTTTCTGTTGTTTCTGCTAATGGGTTTGCTGGCACTTCTTCAGGCGGTGCTACTCCTGCGTTGACTTTATCTACTTCTATTACTGGAGTTCTTAAAGGCGACGGTACAGCTATATCTGCGGCTACTTCTGGTACGGACTACAGCTTAGGAACCTCTGCGTTATCTACAGGCATACTTAAAAGTACTACAACAACTGGGGCGCTAACCATTGCCATAGCGGCAGACTTTCCAACACTAAACCAAAATACATCAGGTACAGCGGCGGGGTTAAGTGCTACTTTAGTAGTAGGTTCAGGTGGTACGGGTCTAACAGCGGTAGGCACTTCAGGTAATGTTTTAACAAGTAACGGCACGACTTGGGCGTCTACCGCCCCAGCAGCTAGTGGTATAACAACAGGTAAAGCCATTGCTATGGCTATGATTTTTGGCTTTTAAGGAACAACAATGGCAAACCCAAATATAGTTAATGTTACCGTAATTAATGGTAACACCAGTACAACTTCACTGACTACAACTGCTGCGACTTCTGTAGCGAGTAATGCGGCTGCAAGCAGCAAGGTCTATAAAATAGACTCTATTGTCGTAGCTAACACATCTGCTTCAGCGGCTAACATCACTATCAACGTGTACAGCGCAGCGGCTCTAGGTGGTACAGCATTTCCAATAGCTTCAGCTATCTCAGTACCAGCGTATGCTTCATTGATCGTAACTGACAAGACTACAGCGTTCTATCTGCTTGAAGATAAGTCTATAGGTGCTACTGCTGGTACAGCTACTGCGTTGGTGGTAACAGCTTCTTGGGAAGAAATAACATAAGGAAACTGAAATGTCGCAAAGATATTTAGCAGGGTTCATACAAGCAGGACTCTTTAACCCTTTGGCTGCCCCTACACCCAGTGCCTATACCTATGAGCTTTGGACTTGGGGGAATGATGTTTTTGGGCAGTTAGGTCTAGGTAATGTAACTTACTACTCAAGTCCAAAACAAGTAGGTGCATTAACAACTTGGTCTACTATTGCAGGTGGGGGCAACCACACTCTAGCAACTAAAACAGACGGCACTCTTTGGTCTTGGGGTCAAAACACCAATGGTCAGTTAGGCTTAGGCAATACCACTGTCTATTCAAGCCCAAAACAAGTAGGGGCACTTACAACTTGGCTTAACATAGCAGCTGGGCAGGATCACACCATAGCAACTAAAACAGATGGCACCCTGTGGTCATGGGGATTTAATTCTAGCGGTCAGTTAGGCCTAGGCAATACAACTGATCGTTCAAGTCCTGTACAAGTAGGTGCTCTTACAACGTGGTCTAATATAGCATGTGGGAGCTCTCATAGTATAGCAACTAAAACAAACGGAACTCTGTGGTCTTGGGGTAGAAATAATGCTGGTCAATTAGGTCTAGGCAATGCAACTAATCGTTCTAGTCCTGTACAAGTAGGCGCATTAACCACTTGGTTAAATATAGCATGTGGAAGGTACCACACCATAGCAACTAAAACAGATGGTACACTCTGGTCTTGGGGGATTAATAATGTTGGACAATTAGGTTTAGGTAACATAACTTACTACTCAAGCCCAAAACAAGTAGGTGCTCTTACAACGTGGTCTACTATTGCAGGTGGAGGTAACTTTTCTTTAGCAACTAAAACAAACGGAACTCTGTGGTCTTGGGGCCAAAATACTAGTGGTCAATTAGGTCTAGGCAATGCAACTAATCGTTCTAGTCCTGTACAGGTGGGCGCACTTACAACTTGGTTAAATATTGCAGGTGGAGGCTTCCACACCATAGCTACTAAAACTGATGGTACTCTCTGGTCTTGGGGTTTAAACAGTAGTGGGCAGTTAGGCTTAAATAACACAACTGACTACTCAAGCCCCAAACAAGTTGGTGCTCTTACAACGTGGTCTAAAGTGGCAGATGGCGATTCTTTCTCAATAGCCCTCAAATATTAGGAAAATACAATGCCAGTAATTTATCCATACGTACAATATTCAGGCATGTGGACACCACAGAGTCAAATGCAAGCCGTAGCTGCGGGAACTTGGACAGGTCTGCCGGGACTTTGGTCTTGGGGGCAGAACAGTAGCGGACAATTAGGACTAGGTGATACAGCTAACCGTTCAAGCCCCGTGCAAGTAGGAGCTTCAACTTGGTCTATTATAGCAGGAGGGGGCGAATTTTCTTTAACTACTAAATCTGATGGCACACTTTGGTCTTGGGGGTCTAATGCTCAAGGACAGTTAGGTCTAGGAAACACAACCAACTACTCAAGCCCAAAACAAGTAGGCGCACTTACAACTTGGTCTAAAATATCATGTGGTAGCCAACACAGTACCCTTATTAAAACTGATGGCACTCTCTGGGCGTGGGGGATTAATACTAGTGGGGAATTGGGACTAGGTAACATTACTAACTACTCTTCCCCTAAACAAATAGGGGCATTAACAAGTTGGTCTAAAATATCAGTCGGTATTCAACACAATTTAGCCATTAAAACAGATGGTACATTATGGGCTTGGGGGAGTAATAATGCTGGACAATTAGGCATAGGGGATACAATTAACCGTTCAAGCCCCGTACAAGTAGGTGCACTTACAACTTGGTCTAGCGTTGCTTGTGGCACAGGTGGAGCTTTATCCTTTGCTATTAAAACCGATGGCACTCTCTGGTCTTGGGGGCAGAACAATGCTGGGCAGTTAGGGTTAGGTAATACAATTTATAGGTCCTCACCTAACCAAATTGGTACCCTAACAACTTGGTCTAAGATATCGGGGGGGGTTCAACATGGTTTAGCAATTAAAACAGACGGTACGTTATGGTCTTGGGGTAGAAATAATCTAGGTCAATTAGGTCTTGGCAACTTGACTTACTACTCTAGCCCTAAACAAATAGGCGCACTTACAACTTGGTTGAGTATATCTTGTGGGAGGTATAGTAATATAGTCACCAAAACAGACGGTACTCTTTGGTCTTGGGGTTTTAATAATAGCGGGCAATTAGGGTTAGGCAATACTACATACGCTTATTCAAGTCCTAAACAAGTGGGATCACTAACTACTTGGTCTAAAATTGCAAGCGGGTATAACTACTCCATAGCCATCCTCTCTTAATTAATTTAATGTATACTATATACCCTTGTAAAAACACTAACGAGATCAGTATATGAAAAAGACTCTACATTTCCTATCAGGTGTGCCACGTTCAGGTTCTACGGTACTTGCAGCTATACTTAATCAAAATTCGGACACCCATGTATCTACTACATCAGGGTTGGTTCATGCACTAGATGGTTTGGCGAATGTGTGGCATTCTGCGGGTTTATTGAATGAAAATGACCCTGAGCGTAAGAAGTTAGCTCAAACTATGCGTGGGGCTATTGATGCCTTTTATGAAGATGTAGATAAGCCCGTTATAATTGATAAGTCACGTGGCTGGCCTATAGCTCAAATTATGTCTGCTATGGCTCAAGTATTAGGGCATCAACCAAAGATTATTGCTACTGTTCGTTCTGTACCTGATTGTGCGGCATCGTTTGTACGTATTGCTAAGCCCGAAGATTTAGATGAGTTTATGGAATCTGGGCAGTTGATGGATCACTTAAAGGCTGCGTACATATCGCTACAGAACGGTTACTTAGCGGCACCGGATAACTTCTTATTTATTGAATACGATGACTTAATTTCTAATCCTAAAGAGCAACTGCAACGTATACATACCTTTTTAGAATTACCTGATTTTGAATACGACTTTAATGCTATTGATGGTTCTACTGTAGCTGAGGATGATGAGCAGTTGCATGGCACTAAAGGTATGCACGATGTGAAACCTGTTCTTGAAAGACAGCATAACGAAAACCCAAAAGATGTATTAGGTTCTTATTATGGCTCATTCTGCCAGCCTGAGTTTTGGTTAGAGACGCCTAGGACTATGCCTGACTTACATGACTTGGACTTACAACTAGCCGCATCTACTACAGGTGATTTTGCTGAAGGCTGGCGCATAGCGCAGAAGTTAGAGGCTACAGAGCCAAGTAACAACAGAGCTGCATATAATCGTGGTTGGTATCTCTTAAGACAAGGTCAGATTCAAAAGGGTTATCAGTTATTAGATAGAGGTCGTATTGCTGGAGTCTTTGGTAATAAACAACCAGATGTACCTACACCGCAGTGGGATGGCAAGACTAAAGGGATTGTGCTGTTAAATCTTGAAGGCGGTCTAGGCGATCAAATACACCAAGTTAGATATGCTAAGTATATCGCTGAGAAGGGCTGTAAAGTCATCGTGGCTTGCTCTGGTCAGTTAGCTTCTTTATTCGTTAATGTAGAGGGTGTATCTAGCGTTATTCAACACGAAGCGGTGTTTGGTATCTACCATGACTTTTGGGTTGCTGGTATGAGTGCTATAGTACCGTTAGGCTTTGAATTAGAAGATATTAGTGGTGCACCTTATTTACCTAAACCTGTTACAATAAAGGGAAGAAAGAAACGTATTGGTTTGAGGTGGCAAGGCTCTACACAGTTTGAACATGAGCACCACAAAGCCTTTCCTTACCAGTTGATGTTTGATGCTGTTAAGAGTGATAACTACGAGTTTATAAGTCTACAAAGAGATGCTGGTGTAGAGGCTACGCCTATGTGGGTTAAGCAAGTACCACTAAATAGTTGGGAAGATACTAGAGCTGCTGTAGCAAGTTGTGATTTGGTTATATCGGCATGTACCAGTGTATCGCACTTATCGTCTGCTATGGGGATTGATACGTGGGTGGTGACGCCTATTATGCCATACTTCCTATATGCACTAGAGGGCGAAGCAACCCCATACTACGACAGTATGACCTTAATAAGACAAGAAAGTTTTGGCGAGTGGGATGCACCATTTGCATTAATTAAAGAAAGATTGGAGAAATAAATGTCAACTAAGTATCCTGGTGGTGTCATAAAATCCTCACCTGTAGTACCAGCTGGGCCGTATCAAAACAGTTCTGCTTCAGGTGTATGGACAATGGAGCAAGCGGGATACTGGATAAAACAAGGCAACTGGCCCACTGCTGGGAATTTAGCACCTAATAAACTTTATTCTTGGGGGTATAACGTTTTTGGGATGTTGGGTCTAGGTAATACAACTGACTTCTCAAGCCCTAAGCAAGTAGGTGCCCTTACTACTTGGTCTAAAATAGCAGGTGCCCAAATATTTTCTCTAGCAACTAAAACAGATGGCACTCTTTGGTCTTGGGGGTATAATGGTAATGGTCAATTAGGATTAAATAATACCACCAGCTACTCAAGCCCTAAGCAAGTAGGTGCTCTTACAACTTGGTCTAAAATAGAAACTCTTAGAGGTCCAGCGGGGGTCTTAGCTACTAAAACAGATGGTACTCTATGGTCTTGGGGGTCTAATGACAGTGGACAGTTAGGTTTAGGTACTTCAGGTGCTGGCACTTATAAATCTTCACCAAATCAAGTGGGTGCTCTTACAAATTGGTTAACTATAGCATGTGGAAACAATCATAGTATAGCAACTAAAACAGACGGCACTCTCTGGTCTTGGGGAAATAATAATGAAGGACAATTAGGTTTAGGAAATACAACTAACCGCTCCAGCCCTGTACAAGTAGGTGCACTTACTACTTGGTTAAACATAGCAGGAGGATTCTACCATTCTATAGCGACTAAAACAGATGGCACCTTATGGTCTTGGGGCTTTAATACTCAGGGGCAGTTAGGTCTAGGCAATACAACTAACTACTCAAGCCCCAAACAAGTAGGGGCTCTTACTACTTGGCTTAAAATTGCATGTGCAGAATCATCTACTCTAGTCATTAAAACAGATGGCACCCTGTGGTCATGGGGGATTAATAGTTTTGGTGGCTTAGGTCTAGGCAATACAACTAACTACTCAAGCCCCAAACAAGTAGGTGTACTTACAACTTGGTCTGAAATAAAAGCTAATTACCAATGGGCTTTGGCAACTAAAACAGACGGAACTCTATGGTCTTGGGGAAATAACGCTAGTGGGCAGTTAGGTTTAGGCAGTATAACTAATCGTTCTAGTCCTGTACAGGTAGGTGCACTTACCACTTGGACCAATGTATCATGTGGTTATCAGTTCGCCCTAGCTACCCTCTCTTAATTTAATTTATTTCAAACAAAAGGAAACACAAATGACACAATTATATGTACAAGTAGTAAATGGTGAAATGGCTCAATGTTGGGATACTACTCCTCCAGTGCCAGTAGGTCAAGATGGTTGGAGAAATGCTATTGAGATTATCCCTGCTACTATACCTTACCAACAAGGCTTAAATGGTCCAGTCTATGATTGTACTAAAGATCCAGTCGAAATTGTATGGACAACATTTGATATTTCAGTTGCTGATCGTAAATCTGGTCTTCAAGGTCAAAACTCAGGTCAGTTCAACCAAGTAGTAGCTTATGAAGCGCAAACTGAAACTGACGGCAACCCTAACACTCACTACAACGCACAAGTAGTTGCAGATGCTCAGACACGTTATGAAAGAATTAATGTTCAGATTATCGCTGCTACTACGCAAGACCAGTTAGATGTTATACAACAAGAACTAGACGCTTTTGTACCGCCATCTAACTAATATGAAAATACAATGGCACGAAGCCTCAACTAAACGAGGTATTATCTGGGTAGTGACTGCTGTAGTAGGAGCTGTTTTACTCTATCAAGGTAAGTCTGTAGACCAATTATTACTACTTGCTGGTGGTGTTGCAGGTGGACTTGGCGTAGTGTTAAAAGACTGATGCCATACTTATTCGTTGCCATTATTGTTACAAGTTTTGCTTCTGGGTACGGTTTTGCGTATAAAGTATCACAAGCAGAAATTAGAGAAATGTCAGAGAGTATAGCTGACATGAACCGAGAAGCAGAATTACAACTAGCTACTCTTACTGAAGAAGCGGATAGGGCACATACAGAAGCCCTTAAGCTTAATAAAGAATTGGAGGATGCCAATGTATCAACAATCAATGCTATTAACAGCCAGCGTGATGCTTTTAAGTCTGTGCGCATGTACGACAACAGCAGGAAAAGTAGTAGTTGTACCGCAACAAAAGGTAATAATACCAACACCACTACTAGCCCCGTTGAAGATAGATACGAACTTTCAGACGAACTTACAAACTTTCTCAAGTCTGAAGCTTACAGAGCAGATCAGATAGCAGCCTATGCTGCACTATGTCAGAAGTTTGTGGTAGATAGCAACTGTGGGATAAGTAGATAATGGAAGTTTCTAGCAAGGGTGTAGCTCTTATTAAAGAGTTTGAAAGTTTTAGAGCGGCGCCTTATCTTTGTGCCGCAGGTGTACCTACTATAGGCTGGGGAACTACTCGATACCCTGATGGGAAAGCAGTAAAGCTGTCAGACCCCAAAATAACAGAAGCTGTAGGAGATATGTACCTACATCACGATCTAAATACTTTTGAAAGTGCAGTTAACAAGGCGCTTACTATACCTATACAGCAAAGTCAATTTGATGCTTGCATATCCCTGTGTTATAATATAGGCCAAGGAAACTTTGCGTCTTCCACTTTGGTAAAAATGCTAAATGCAGGAACTGCACCCGACTTAATAGCTCCGCAGTTTCTTCGCTGGGATAAAGCCAAAGGTAAGTCATTAGCGGGTCTAACACGTAGGCGGAAAGCTGAAATGAATCTTTTTTTAAGTGCCTAACACATGTTAGGCTTTAACCCTATTGCAAGTGCTCCACTAGCGAGCATAATACTAAGCGCCTCTGTCGTTTTAACGGGGCAAAACGCTACTCTATCCCAAACATCTGTAGGTGTAACCGCAGGTAGTGTTACATTGCTTGCAGGGCAGAGTGCCCTAGCCCTTACGTTAAATCCAGTAGCCGTTGCTTTAGCCACAACATTAGCAGGGCAGAGCCTTACTTTAGTACAAAATTCCGTATCCGTTACGGCTGCATCTAATTACGAACTAATAGGCCAGTCTTTAACGCTAACACAAAACAGCACTAAAGAGGCTGTAGCTCCTACACTAGGGAGCCAAAACATGCAATTAACCTTGCATTCTATGCGCATGTGGAACAAAATAGACCCATCGCAGAACGCTAATTGGACGAGCATAAACACAACGCAATCATCAGGTTGGACTGAAATAAACACCGTTCAGAACCCTGACTGGACTGACATACCCACTTAAGAGATACAAAGATGCCAAGTACCTATAGCTCTAATTTACGTATAGAACTCATTGCTTCTGGTGAGCAAGCCAACCAGTGGGGTATAACAACTAATACAAACTTAGGCACCCTTATAGAGCAAGCCATTGCAGGTTTAGCCAGTATAGATGTAACTGCGGGCAATGTAACCTTAACCTCTTTAAATGGGGTGTCCGATCAGTCTAGACAAATGGTACTTAATGTAACGGGAACCCCCGGAGTGGCAAGGCAGATACTAGCCCCTGCTGTATCTAAAGTATATGTGGTTGCTAATGATTCTGATAGTGACGTTGAGATAATAACTACGGCAGTAGGCAGTGTAGGAATTACAATTATTCCGGGGATATCAACAATAGTCTATACGGATGGTGTTGATTTCTATACAGCTAACGATAATGTACTTTCTACTTATGCGCCTAATGTTGCGGTTATAACAGACGCTCTTGGTATATTGATAGGCTCTGCAGTTACAGCTACAGAATTAGGCTACTTAAGTGGGGCAACTAGTAATATACAGACTCAAATAAATAGTGTATCCGCAAGTAGTAAGTTCGCCCCTATTAACTTTGTCCTAAGCATATAACGGAGGCACATAGATGCCTTTACAATACCTACAATTTAGGCCGGGTGTATCAAGAGAGTCTACAGATTTAGCTAACACAGGTGGTTGGTATGCCTGTGATAAGATACGTTTCCGTTCAGGTATGCCTGAAAAGCTAGGAGGGTGGGCGCCCGCTACATCAGCTACATTTCTTGGTGATTGTAAACATATTGTAGAGTGGGTTACTTTATCTGGGTACTACTTACTTGGCGTAGGCACTAACTTAAAATACTACATATACTCTGGTGGTGCATACTTTGACATCACTCCAATACGAGTTACTTTAGACCTACCTGCAAACCCTTTTCTACCTATATATTCTACGCTTAGTTCTAATATTACAGCTACAGCTACGTCTTTTAATGTTGTTAGTGGTACGTCTTTTGTTCGCTTAACGCCTTATGTTATTAAAATAGGCTCCGAAGAGATATGGGTAAGCACTGCAGCGGTTAATACTTTATCAGGTTGTATTCGTGGATACAATGGAACTACTGCGGCTACACATATTGCAACTGATCCGGTAACAAGCTCTTGGCTTACAGTAAGCTCTCCTTATAATAATGCGACACCTAATGACTTTGTAACCTTTAGTGGGGCTACGGCGTTTGGTCCGTATAGTACGGCTGTACTTAATAAAGAATACAAAATCAACTACGCTGACTCAGCCTATATCAATATAGATACTGGGGTTCAATCCACTGCGGTAACTGCAGGTGGTGGCTCTGCTCCTGTTGTAGCGGCTTATCAAGCAACTACTGGGTTAAATACTACTAGCTTTGGGGCTGGTTGGGGTGCAGGTCCTTGGAACGGCAATCATGGGTGGAATACCCCCTATCAGAGTAATGGTATTGAAGATGAGCTTCGTTTGTGGAGTGCTGATACCTTTGGGCAAGACTTGTTCTTTAACTCTGAGTACGGTCCTGTCTACTACTATGCTGGGACTAATGTTTCGTTAAGCGGTCAGGTAGCAGGTAGGGGGATTAATATTCGTGCTATAGGAGGAACTGATGGGTTTGCTCCTGCTGTGGGTACTCGTGTGTTTGTTACTGAAGAACGCCATGTTGTGGTACTAGGTGCTAATGATCCTACGCTCCCTGTAGTTCTTGCGGGTAGTTTTGAGCTAGGTATCCCTTACGTTATTGACACTGTAGGCACTACAGATTTTACTCTGCTCGGTGCTTCTAAAAACGAAATAGGGCAGTATTTTACAGCTACAGGCACAGGTTCAGGAGCTACTACAGGAAAAGCAATTAATGCTCGTAGAGACCCTTTATTAGTCCAATGGTGCGATCAAGAAAACCCACTTATTTGGGACCCTGCTGATATAACTAACACCGCTGGTTTCTATAGGCTTACAAATGGTAGTGAGATAGTTACCTCAGAGAAGACCCGTAAAGAAGTTATTGTTTGGACAGACTCTGCTATTTATTCTATGCAGTATCAGGGGCAGCCTTTTATATTTGGGTTTAACCTTATCTCTGCTGAGGTAACTATAGCTTCGCCTAATGCTGCAACAACAGCTAACGGTATCACTTACTGGATGGGTATTGACAAATTCTATGCTTATTCCGGGCGTGTAGACACGCTTCCTTGTTCTTTAAGACAGTATATATTTGATGACTTTAATACCGACCAATCGGCTCAGGTATGTTCTGGTACTAATGAGAAGTACAATGAGATTTGGTGGTTCTATCCTTCTGCAGACTCTGAGGTTATTGACCGTTATGTCATTTACAACTACCTTGAAAAACTTTGGTACTATGGACAGATGCAACGCACTGCATGGTTAGACTCGCATATACAAGGGCTTCCTTGGGCGACTGTTGATGGTAGGTTGGTACAACATGAGAGTAGTGTGGATAACGGGTTAACTAACCCTCCTAGTGCGATTTCAAGTTATATAGAGAGTGCCAATTTTGATATTGGTGAAGGCGATCAGTTCTCTTTTGTTAAGCGAGTTATTCCTGACGTTGACTTTATTGGTTCTACTGTACCTGCTCCTTCTATTACAATGACTATCTCTGCTAAAAACTTTCCGGGGCAAGGCGCATTTCTTTCTACTGAGGCCGCTATAACTGCAGGTAATAAGGTGACTACACAGGTGTATGATTATACCGATCAAATATGGATACGTTTAAGAGGTAGACAAATAGCCTTTAGAATTAGTAGTGAGGACTTAGGTATAAAGTGGCAGTTGGGAACTCCTAGATTAGAAGTACAGCCTGATGGACGTAGAGGGTAAGTATGAAAAATCCCGGCTTTAGTATTCCAACTCCTGATGTACTGCCTCTGCCCCCTTTGGAATATGATGTGCAGTATATGAACTCTTTAATAAGGCTCTTGAACTACTACATACAACAACAGGCTAATCCGGGGCATTTACGGGGGACTGAACTTGTGCTTACTTTAACAGGGTCCGGTGCACTACAGCCTGTGGCTTCTATAGAGCATATAATAGACCCACTTAACGCCCTAGTTGGTAAAACGATTGTTAATATTATAGACCTTCCAACGGCTAATACTGGGCTAAGTTCTGGTGATGTTTGGAATAGTGCTGGCACCCTTAAAATTGTATAGAGAATAAATATGGCATATAACCAAACTGCAAAAGGCATCTCAGCTCTAGGGCGTAAAGGCGATGACACCTTACTACATGTAAATAACGAAGAACTTGCTGGGCTCCAAGCCTTACTAGGCCCTATATCAGTTAACCCCGATACCGGACTCCCTGAAGCATTTGCATGGAAAAACGTACTAACCACTGGATTTATAGGTATTGCGGGTGCTTTAACAGGTGGAGCTGGTGCCGCTGCTTTAGGTGGTGGGGCTTTAACTGGGGTAGGTTTAGGTGCAGGTCAAGGAGCTTTATTAGGTGGAGCACTAAGTTCTGCTGAAGGTAAAGGCTTTGGTTCTGGCGCACTAGGTGGAGCGATATCTGGTGGGTTTGGTGGTTATGGTGGTGTTGGTAGTTTCAATCCAACCACTGGAGCAGGGTTAGACTCAGCGGGTAAAGCAGGTTTAGGTAAATCCGTAGCGGGCACTAGCGATGCTATTACTAATGTATCTAACGGAGTAAGTACATCTATCCCTGCACGGGGTTATGGGGCTGTAGCTAAGGACGCACTTTCTCAACAAGCTTCGGGTATGGGCACTAAAGCAGGTATGGAGTCTTTACTCTACCCTGTAGGTGCAGGTACTGCATTAGGTACTGCGGCTACTGATATGATACAGCAAGGTAATGCGGAGAGAGAACTAGCTAAACAACAACAAGCCTTAGCTGACGCCAATGCCTTAGATCAACAACAGTACTTTGCAAGCTTAGGCTATGAGTTACCTCCACTAGCAGCCCTTAATAACCCTAATAACGCTGCACAACGAGACTATATACAGAACATTATTAACCCTAGAGGGGCTGCTGCTGGTGGTGCTATGACAGTACAACTACCTATTGGTGGAACTCAAGTATCGGCTGTTTTACCTCCTAAGTACGTTGGTGTAATGGAGAAAGTAGATATACCTTATGAACAAAACGAAATTAAAAATGAACTAGGGCTGGCACATGGGGGGTATATCAATACTCAACCTGTAAACCCAAATAACACCTACCCCCAGTCTCAAATACATAGTGCCCAACCTTATGCTGCGGCTACTCCACAACGTCATGAAGTACTAGATTACTATAAGGATGGCGGTTTTTTAGACGGCCCCGGTGATGGAATGTCTGATGACATCGCTGCTAATATAGATGGGGAAGAAGAAATCAGATTGGCTGATGGAGAGTTTGTTGTACCGCCTGATCTAGTACGTATGTTAGGTTTTGGTGATCCTGAAGAAGGAGCCAAGTTATTAGACAACTTACTGCCTATAGTACGTCAAGCTTCTCATGGTAAGAAGACCCAAATTAAACAGGACAGTGGTAAACTAGCGGCTGATAAAATGATTGCAAGGGCTATGAAGGGTAAGAAAGCGTGAACTCCCTCCAGACTCAAGACACTATAAACTCTATTGATGAGCTTGCTGTACGCATACAAGCTGGAGTGGACAGCGGAGAGTTAGGTTCTGCAGAGACGCCTTTGACCCATTACCATACCAAAAATTTATATGGGCGTAGAATTATTGTTCCAGCGGGTTGTTTGTTTACTACCAGAGTGCATAAAACAGATCATATATCTGTGGCTTTTAGAGGGCATATTACCATGCTAAATGCTGAAGGTGAGTCTCAAGAAGTTATAGCCCCTGATATGTTTGTAACACCTGCTGGAACGCACCGTGTAGTATATGTGCACGAAGAAGTAGAATTTGCTACTATCCACCATTGTGAAGAACAAGATGATGATAATGTCGTTGAGCTACTGTCGTTTAATACTATGACGGAGTATTTGGACAACCAATTAAAAATAGGAGCACAACAATGAGTCTTATAGCGGCGTTAACAACAGTAGGAGCAACAGTTTCTGGCGGTCTTTTAGCAGGTACATCAGCGGCTATACTTGGGGGCGCAACAGTAGGTACGGTGGGTGGAGCGGCTATAGGGACTATAAAAGCAGCAGCTTCAGGAGAGGATATAGGTAAAGGTGCCCTTATGGGAGCAGCTGGTGGAGCAGTAACTGGCGGAGTAGCTCCGGGTTTGGGAGCTGCGGTTGCTGCACCTCTTGTTTCCGCAGTAGGTCCTGTAGCTACAGGAGCTGTAGTTGGAGGGGTTGCTGGTGCCGCTGGTGGTGCTGCAAGTTCTGCTGTTGGCGGACAAGATGTAAGTAAAGGCGCTTTAATGGGAGGTGCTACAGGAGCCGTTGCTGGTGGTACTATGGGGGCTATAGGCCCTACTCCAGCAACAGGACCAGCAACACCAGTAAATACTACCCCCGCAGGACCCATGTCTCCTGCTGCTCCTTCAGGACCTCTTGCTAGTATGTCGCCCACTACCCCTTCTGGGCCATTTAGTTCAACAGGAACCCCATCGGTATCAAGTATTGCACCTTCTACACCTTCTACAGGAGTTTTAGATAGCGTAGCACAAACAGGGTCTGAGTTAACAGGACACACTATAACAGGAGATCAGGTAAGCACAGGGCTTAAAGGTTTAGCAGGAGTTGCAGGTACTGAGTACACAGGTAAAGGTATAATAGACGCCCAAGATGCTGCAGCTAAAGCCGCAAGTGAAGATAAAGCACGAGGTTTGGATTTTGCTAATCAAGGGGGTTCTGGATTAGCCGGAGTAAGAGCAGCGGGGTTGTCAGATGGTACAGGCCCATTAGGAGGTCTTGGAAGTATAGGTAGAGCTACTGGTGGTATTACAGCTCTGGCACATGGGGGTCAAATTCCTCTTGGTGATGGTGCCTATATTATCCCTGCTGATGTGGTTAGTGCTCTGGGTAATGGTTCATCTAAAGCAGGTGCTGAATATCTAAGGCAGCTTATGGTTGCAGTGCGTAAAGAAGCTGTTGGTCGTCAAGGCATGGGAGCGGCTATAAAGCATGTCTCTTAAAGTCCAACAAGTACCTATCGAATATGTGAACCAGATATGGGATCACGTTGAACATTTTATAGAATCAGCTCTTGAATACTCCTCTGGGGACTACAATGCCGAAGAGGTAAGAGTGATGGTAACACAAGGGTCGTGGCATCTTATAGTTGCTGTTGATGACGAAAATACTATACAAGGAGCCTTAGTTGTGTCTTATTTTAATAGACCCTCTGAGAGAGTTGGATTTGTAGTGGCTATTGGTGGTAAACTAGTATCTAACAGGTCCACATGGGCCCAATTTGAAGACATACTCCGGTCAAACGGTGCTACTTATTTAGAAGGTGCAGGTCGTGAATCTATAGTTAAGCTATGGTCTCGATATGGCATGAAGCAAAAATATATAATTACAGGTAAATCCCTATGATATTCAAACCAAGTAGTCTTCACAAAGTATTCTTTACCTACATCTGCCCTAGGTTCTATGGCGGTGCACCACCAGTGCCTTCAAACACTACAACCACTTCTACGGTTAATCAGTCTCCATGGCAAAACCCTGTCTACCAAGCTCTTATGTTAGGTACTAAAGACCAACCGGGTCCTGCAACTAGTATGTTAAATGCTAGTAGAGAGCAAATGGAACAATGGAACGCCATTAATAAAACAGGTCTTACTCCAGCAGCACAAGCTTCTTTAGGTACATGGAACCCTGACGTTCCCGGAAGTACTTCTAGTTATATTAATAAGTTAGACCCAGCTACAGGGCAATACACTCCAACTGCTAATCCTAATGTTGCTGCCCCTATTGAGCAAAGTGCCGCTCAAGGAGGCATAATGAGCCTTAGGGGGTATGCTAGTGGAGGAGCAATAGACCCTGTTCAACAAACAGTTATGGACCTAGTTGGGCGCCAACTAAGTGATACAGACCTTGCTGATTTAAAACGGTACTCAACCCAACTTAATACAACTCCTGCTGCACTAATGCAGCAGTATAATGGTCCAGAAATAGCCGCATGGAAAGCAGCGCCACCAGAGAAGAAAGCAGCCACTTATCAAAAGATAGTAGATGCAGGAGGTAAACTATCACCCGCACAAGACACCATGCTATCTAACTTTAATACCTACAAGAGTCAGATAAAGGCGGGAACTATTAAACTAGATGCATCAGGAAACCCCACAGCTAATATTAAACAAGGGGCTACTAAAGCCGAAAAAGATGCTGCTAACGCTGCGTTCACTAAAGCCACAGGTATTGAACCCACCACAGGAAAAGCACCTTATGGTCTAATGGACACCATGAAGAAAATTGCTAATGTCGATCCTAAAACACTTAAATCTACTGATCCTGCTGTACTAGCGGTGTTAGATAAAGCGGCTAATTTAAAAACCCCAGAACAATTTGCTGCAGCTACCGATATGTATGGTAAGTCTGCAGCAGGGTTAGGAGCAGCCGCAAAGTATAAGCCCACTGATGTTAAGGCTAGTAAAGCGGATGTAGCTAAGGCTACAAGTCAAGGGTATACAGCCGCTAACGCCAACGCTGCTCAACTAAATAGGGGTAGTGTACGTGACATAGCCGCTAAACAAGCCAGTGTAGATAAATACAAAGCTGATATGATGGCGGCGCCTTCTGATATAAACGCACAAGAATATCAAGCGGCTTTAGCTGATTTAAACCAAATGGAAGGCCCACAGTCTTGGATAGGTCAAGGTACATCAGAAGCCTATATGTCTCCTTACATGCAGAATGTAGTGGATATCCAAAAAAGGGAGTCTAATAGAGACTACGCTAAACAACTACAAGAACTAAACAAACAAGCTACTGCAGCCAATGCCTTTGGGGGGTCTCGTCAAGCTATTGAAAGGTCTGAAGCTGCACGTAATCAAGCAACTAAACTAGCTGACATTGAAGCTCAAGGACTACAACAAGCGTACCAATCAGGTATGGGTCAATTTTCTGCAGAACAAGGATTAGGGTTACAAGCAGGTCAAGCTAATCTAGGTGCTGCTCAACAAACAGCCCAACAAAACCAAGCTTCAATTAATCAGCAGCGATCTCAGTACGTTCAACAAGCCCTTGATGCAGCTAAAAACAATTACGGGGGTCAGTTAACAGCGGCTCAGCAAAATCAAGTAGCTCAAAATGCGGCATTGCAGTTCAACTCCTCTGCTCAAAACTTATCTAACAACAATTTTGTTCAACAGCAGATGCAAGCTCAACAAGCAAACCAAGGTATGGACTTTAATGTTGGGCAAATGAACACGACTAATCAACAACAGACTAACTTATCTAACCAACAAGCGGCAAACATTGCCTCTCAGTTTGGAGCTAGTGCCCAGAATACAGCTAGCTTAGCTAACCAACAAGCAGCAAACA